ATGTCTAATTATAGAATTACTTATGAAAGATTAATCTCTAGTATCAATAATAAGCTGGAAGTAAATAAAAATACGGCTATAAGTTTTGAAGAGAAATATTCTGATATTGAGCCTGGAGTAGTAGAGAAACTGGAAATTTACTATGATGCTAAAGGGTATGAGTTTGACTGGCTAGAAGAAGATAACTTATTGGTGGTGCTTATAACACCTAAATAACTGAACAATAGTCTTAAGCTAGTTTTGAGTGGTTCTTCTCTCATGGAGAAAAAGAAAGTAAGAGGTTTGCAAAATATTAACTAGATAACCAAAAATTATATTTACCGAATAGACTTCTCGGTCTATTCCATTTATGCGATTTTTGATGTAAAAATGCCGATTCAAATTTGTAGAAAGCAAATTTTCTCCTGGTGAAGCAAATGAAAGAAAATTTAGGCGTAGTTATTTTTTATGCGTTATGTATTCTTGGAGTTATCCTTGAATTGGTGGGGTTATTGAATATTGATGTAATGTTTCTGGTGATTGGGGCTGCATTTTTAATTAGTGCGTTTCTCATAAAGTCGGAATTCAAACTATATGTCACTTTCTGGAAAGAAATCGAATAGCGTTATTTAAGTTTGGTAAGAATATAAAACCGCATTGACTAAAGTTAGTGCGGTTTTTTAATGGGTGTAAGTTATGGATATAGACCAGTACAAAGCTCTAACCAAAAAGAAGCCATTAAGAAAGGTACCAAGAGCAAAGCCATTACCTAAAGCAACTCAAAAATATCTCGAAGCTGAAGAAACCCTTTTTCAAGAACTAGAAGAACATTCAATTGGGTATGAGCGAAAGTTTCAGTTTAAAACCACTAAGCACTGGCGATTTGATTTTCATATTGTAAAGGTGCAGCTGCTAATTGAGATTGAAGGCGGTCCTTGGTCTGGTGGACGCAGGGGTAAGCTGGCCAATAAAGCATGGAGCATGGATCGTTATGACCATGCAGAAGAACTGGGTTATATGTTCGAACGTTTTCATCCTGATTCAATACTTTCAGGCTATGTCATTAACTGGATTAAAAAAGAACTGGAGCGAATGAATGATAGAACAGTTCAGACCATTCCCGCCGCCGGAACTGATTGATCAGGCAGAGGAAGAGGAAGCAATCCGGCTGGCACCCGCCGTTGAATTAAAAGAATGGGTGCTTAAAAACTTTTTAACCTTGGGTGGCCAGCTGCACAATCCGGACCATGATCATATCGCTGAGCTGCTTCATGATGATGAAACCTTCCTGGCATTTGCTTGGGCTTCATCTGCGGCAGTAGCGAAAAAACGTATGGTACTGGGCCAATGTGAAAAGGTAATGTTCAACCAGGGCGGTTGGAAGAAGGCTAGACAGGAACAGCAGATGCGGGACTGGTTCGGCTATGTGCCTGTTTATCTCATTACAGTAGATGCAAGCTTCTGCGAAAACTCTAATGATCGTGAGTTCTGCCGTTTGATTGAGCATGAACTTTATCATATTGGTGTTGAACGTGATCCGGATGGCGAAATCATTTATAGCGATATGACCGGCTTACCAAAGCATTATCTTGCTGGCCACGATGTAGAAGTGTTCTTTGGTGAAACCAAACGCTGGGGAGCTGATGAGTCAGTTAAGCGTTTACTGGAAATTGCGAAGAATGCGCCGTTTGTGTCTGAAACTAATATTGCTGCGTGTTGTGGGAACTGTGTGATTGGTTAGAGCTGAAAGGCTCTTTTTTTTGCCTGTTTTGTTTGACGTAGTATGACAACGAGGTGGATATGGCAGCCTTAAAAGAGCCTGTAAAAATCTTTATAGTTCAGTCTCTTGCTTGCCGTGATACACCTCAAGAAGTTGCAGATGCGGTCAAACAAGAGTTTGGGATAGAGGTGGATCGCAGACAATGTGCTTCTTATGATCCGACAAAACATGCAGGAAAAAATCTAAGTAAGAAGTTCAAAGATCTTTTTCAGGAAACTCGTCAGAAGTTTGATGAGGGTCTGATTGATATTCCAATTGCGAGTAAACAATACCGTTTAAAGCAATATGACAGACTGCTTAATAAGAATAAAAGTGCGGTAATGGCTCTAAAAATTCTTAAGCAGGCTGCACAAGACTGTGGGGATCAATTTACCAACCGTCAAGAAATTACCGGTAAAGGCGGTGGACCTGTTGAGACTGTACAAAATCATATTTCAAAGGACAGTTACCTGGAGGCACGGGAGCAGGTCTTAAATGAATACTAACGATCCGGCACGAGAGCTGGCCATACAAATCGAAGCGCAAGAGGACTTATATTTTTTCTCACGTTATATGTTTAAAGAACGGCGTAAGTATAAATGGTTGCATAACTGGCATCACCGGGTGATTTGTGATGCACTAATGAAGGTGTATCGGGGCGAAACCAAGCGCCTCATTATTAATATACCACCGCGTTACTCTAAGACTGAACTGGCTGTGATTAATTTCATGGCCTGGTGTTTTGGTAAAGCACCTGACAGTGAGTTTATTCATGTCAGCTACTCAGCCAAGCTTGCAGCAAATAACGCCTTTCAGACACGAAATCTAGTACAAGAAGAATCCTATAAACGTGTATTTCCTGACTTTCAATTACGTGATGATAGTAAGGCTAAAGACGATTGGAGAACTTCTAAAGGCGGTGTCTGCTATTCACAAGGTACAGGCGGTACGATCACAGGCTATGGTGCGGGAAAGCTCCGAAATACCTTTGGTGGGGCTGTCATTATTGATGACCCGCATAAAGCGAGTGAAGCCCGCTCCGATACGATCCGTAAGGGTGTAATTGAGTGGTTTCAAGATACGCTTGAGTCTCGTACCAACTCACCAGATACACCGATCATTGTCATCATGCAGCGTTTGCATGAGGAAGATTTGGCAGGCTGGCTGCTTGATGGCGGTAATGGTGAAGAATGGGAACACTTATGCCTTTCTGCAATCCAAGATGATGGCACTGCGCTCTGGCCTGCAAAGCATACGATTGAAACATTAAATCGGATGGAGCTTGCAGCGCCGTATGTATTTGCCGGTCAGTACAGACAGCAACCTTCACCACCAGCTGGTGGTTTTTTTAAACCTGATCATATTGAAATCGTGGAAGCTTTACCCGCTGATATTATGCATCAGGTACGTGCATGGGATCTGGCTTCTTCTGAAAATGAAGGTGACTACACTGCAGGTGTGCGTGAAGCAAAAGGTCGTGATGGATATATCTATATTGTGGACGTACAGCGAGCACAGCTTGGACCTGATGGTGTTGAAAACCGGATCAAACAGACAGCACAAGTGGACGGTAAAGCAGTATCAATCCGATTGCCACAAGATCCGGGACAGGCCGGTAAAGCCCAGGCGAAAAACTTTGTCACGATGCTCTCAGGATTCACGGTCAAAGCTGAAGCAGTCTCTGGTGACAAGATCACTCGTGCCCAGCCATTTGCTGCCCAGGTGAATGTCGGCAATGTAAAAATGCTGAAGGGTGACTGGAACAAGGCATTCATTGAGGAATTACGAAACTTTCCCAATGGTAAATATGATGACCAGGTGGATGCTGCTAGTGATGCGTTTAACGAAGTAAATGAACCACCAATAGCCAAACCCGCCACAGGTGGCTCACGTATGTTTTAAGGAACAATTATGGCAAAGGCTAAAAAGACTAAAACTGAAACAGCCAAGCCTCAGTCTAAAGGCTTGATGACCAGTGTAGCGGTAGAGAATCTTACTTTTACAATGGGTCGTGCTGCTGATGTCGATGAGGTATTGCGTCAGGCTGGACTTTCTCGGCAACGTCTTTCGGTCTTAATGACTGATGATGAAATATCACAGGCAATGGAAACCCGGCTTGATGCAGTTTTAAATGCGCCGTGGCGATTCATAGAAGATCATGGTGAACAGACCATTTTCTTAAAAGAGCTTTTTACCAAATGGCATTTTGAAATTGTATCGGGTGCATGGGAAGCGTGTCCCTACGGTTACTCAGTTTTGGAAGCTAATTACAAGATTGATGAGAATAACCGGTTTACCCTTGCCGATATTATGGTTAAGCCGCTGGAATGGTTTGAACCTAAAAATAATGGTGAGCTGATCTTCCGTAAGCCTCAGTCCAGTACTGAGGTAAATGTGTTCAAGACCTATCCGCTCAAGTTTTTTCTGACACGGCGTAAACCATCTTTCAAACAGCCCTATGGTGAAGCATTACTCACCAAGCTTTACTGGATCTGGTTTTTTAAAGCTGGCTCAATGAAATTCTGGGCAAAGTTTCTGGAGCGTTTTGGTTCACCATTGCTGGTAGGTAAATCAAAAAATACCGATGTTATGGTTCAGGCCCTAATTAGTGCTCATGCACAATCAGTAGTGGCTATTGATCCGACTGAGGATATAAACACTGTTGGTACTAATTTCTCTGGTGCAGGTAGTTCTGCATTTGAAGCTTTTGATAAGGTCATGGTCCGCCGTGTCCAGAAAGTTGTTCTTGGCCAAACAATGACATCAGAGAATGACGGTGGTGGCAGTAAGGCACTTGGAGTGGTGCACAATGAAGTCAGGATGGACAAACGTAATTCTGACTTACGCATGATTTCACCGACAGTTCAGGAATTGATTGATGCTCTATGTATCCTTAATGGATTTGATAAGCATACGATCATTCTAGGAGGTGAACAGGACCTCAATGTCAAAGTGGTCGAGCGGGACTTGAAGCTTAAGGATCTGGGTGTGCAGTTTAATGACAAGTACATCATTGAAACCTACGGTATCAAGCCTGAGCATTTCAAGGTTGGGGTAGCTTCAGATATCACGCCAATACAGCAATTCAATGCACTACCCCATAAAGCCTTTAGCTTTGCAGCAACTACCAGAAAGCTATCACCTGAACAGCAGGAAGTTGAAGAGCTGACTGATGCACAGCGCAATATTGAACTCTTAAGTAATGATCAGGTAAACGAGCTCCTGCAGAAGAGTGAAACACCAGAAGAACTGGCCTTTCATATGATGCAGCTTATGCCTGAGGCCAATCAGTCGCAGTTCACGGCGAATCTGGAACGGGCTTTATATGCAGGTGATGTGCTGGGGTATATGACAGCAAGTGAGGGGAAATGAAACCAGTCACATTCTTAGAGGCCTTACAGTTTGCCCGGGCTCGTAAAATTGTATTGCCTGATGAATTTTACTCTCTGGATCTCAAGACACGACAACTGGCCACCACGGTCAGTTTTTTATCGAGCATAGAACAGATCCAGACTGTGATAGCCGCCGTAAACAAAGCTATTGCAGATGGCTCGACATTTGAGGACTTTAAGAAACTGGTTGCTGAACATGAGATCAAGCTCAGTGAGCCTTATCTCAAGAATGTTTTTAGAACCAATATTCAGACGGCGTATAGTCATGGACGCTGGCAACAGCAGCAACGCAATAGAGACAAACGACCATACCTGATGTATTCAGCTATCGATGATAGCCGGGTCCGTCCAGGTCACCTGGCATTAAATCGGATTATTCGTCATATCGATGATCCATTCTGGCTCATGTATTACCCGCCGTGGGGCTTCATGTGCCGTTGTACAGTGATTGCCTTAACCGAGAAGCAGGCATTGAAATATGGTATTACACCTGATGATCAGCTACCGGAGGTGGCTGAGGAAATGGGGTGGAGTACTAGTCCAATGACCTATGGCGATCTATCTGGTCTGGTAGATCAGAAGATCCTGGATTCTGACCTGGATAAAGCGTTTTTGCTGGAGCAGAAAGAGGTCATCAAGGCTGAATGGAAGGCAAGTAAAAAGCTGGCCAGTTTATTTGCTCCAATGGATGAGCAGAGCCGTGATTTATTTGAAACCATTGTTGAGACAGTTTTACCTTTAGATCCGGAAATACGTCCAAGTACAATTAAGACTCTCTTGGATTATGTACAAGGCAATGATTCAGCTCTCACGGCGCAGTTAAAGCAACCACCTATCACTCTGGCTGAGGAAGTACTTAAACGCTGGTTGAAGGAGGGTTTAGGCAGACTACAGGCAGTAGCATCAAATAGTGCAACTACAGTGACCGGATCAGCTTCACTAGCCTACGCTGCATCATTGGAGGTAGGTAAGGTCATTATACTGGATGCGCCGTTAATACTTGCAGGTTCTAGCTCAAATATCTTGATTCAGATTGAGAATGCTAAAGGGTTAGGTATTGATCTGGAAAAGTTAAATGCAGGGCAAGGCGTACTGTTTCCTTTAGGCATATCTTTTCAGGTAGTTTCAAGGGAAATAGCGAATGGCCAAATGGTTTATACACTGAAAGCCTTAACTAACTAAACTTAGGAAATTAATTTGAACCACTCCATTCGGGGTGGTTTTTTTATGGAGCATGAAAAATGCCAGATCCAAATGAAGAGCGTTCCAAGCTCTTATTTAATGCCTCGGGAATTGAAGTTTTACAACCCGAGGGTGAGAACAAAAAACGAAAGTTTAAAGGTGTGGCTTATGCCGGTGGTCGTGTAGATGGTCACTGGTATTGGGGGCGTTCTGGTGTGGTCTTTGATCTTGAGGGTATTGAGATTGATCAACCAACCGCCTTGCTGGAAGAGCATTTCAGTTCAAGCCGAGTTGGTGTTGTAAAGCAAGTCAACACTAGCGGAAAAATTGAAGTAGAGGGTGATTTCTTAAGTAATACGAAGGCTAAAGAAATTGTCCAGGATTCTGATGATGGCTTTCCTTTTCAGATGTCTATGTATATCGATCCGGGTTCTGTTGAGGAAGTTTCAAACGGCAAATCTGTAGTCGTAAATGGCCAGACATTCGAAGGCCCAATTACCATATTCCGGCAGAATCGTATTCGCGAGTTCACGATCTGCACAACTGGCGCTGATCGTAATACCTCAATCAATGCCTTCTCAGGTAAACCTAACTCCAATCAACCACCAGAAGAGGACACAGACGTGACCGAACTAGAAAAAGCACAACAGGCCAAACAGCAGGCAGAAAAGGAGCGTGATGATGCGCTAGAAGAGCTGAAACAGTTTAAAGCACAGAAACGTGCTGATGAGATTGCAGCTTTAGAAACAGAGCTTAAAACACAATTCAGTGCTGAAGATAAAACTGCATATACCAATATGGATGATTCCGTCTTTGCCTTTACTTCAAAGCAGCTTCGACAGTTTTCGGCGGGTAATCAAACACCACCAGCTGGACAGCAACAGCCACAAACACCAGGTGTAAATCCTGCACTGAACTACCTGTTCAATCATCAGGCTACTGGTGGCCAAGGTGGGCAAGGACAAGGCGGACAGGGTGGTAACCAAGAACATCAATTCACAGCAGGTGCAAAAGCCTTCGCTGAACAAAACAAGGGGAAATAATTCATGAGCATTACTATTCCAAAGCTAACCATCACCTCCCAACGGTTGGTGCTAGACAATGAAAAGCTGCGCCGTGCCAATGCCAAGGTCACCACGGCCACTGCATATAAGTACGGCGATCTTCTGGTGCTATCAGATGACAATGTACTGACTCATGCTGCAGATGAATCATCTTGGGATGTGATCTGTGGCCAGAACGTTACCGCAGCTGAAGCAACCATTAAAGCGGCTGATGGGGTTGAAATTCCAATGTATTACGGCGGCGTATTTAACGTTGAGGCCGTGTCTTTAAATGGGGCGTTGCTGGACAAGGCGAAATATGATGCTGTCCGCGCCAAAGCAACCAAAAACAAAATCGAACTTTCTAAGGTGTAATAAACATGCCACAGTCTTTTAATATTGACGGTACTCCGCTTGAACTTCTGGATGTGGGTGAGCTTGCTCTCATTCATAGCAATTACCGTCCGATGGATACATGGCTGCTAGATCGCCTGTTTCCAAACCGTCCACTGTTTACCCGGGATGATGTGCCACTGGCTGAGCTTTCTGCTGATCATGATCTGGCACCACTGGTATCACCGAATCAGCCAGGTAAGCCATTTGAAACTACTCAGTCTGCAAAAGTAACTCATGTTAAACCGGCATACTACAAACCTAAAAATCAGGTGACTGCTGCAGATACTTTTGAAATTGCCTTGTTAGAGCGTTTACGCACTGCGGGGATTATCTCTACCGGTAACCAGCAGCTCTCTGAACAGGAAAAGATGGTAATTGCTCAAATTGCTGTCATGAAACGCAACCATGATGCAATTGATAACTCGGTTCTGATGATGGCCATTGATCTTCTGAAAAATGGTAAATATCTGCTGCATTCCGATGATTATGAATACAACCTGGTTGATTATGAGCGTGATGCATCCCTAAATTATACGCCACTTGTGGCATGGGGACAGGCAGGTGCCAAGCCAGTAGATGATATCCGCCGTATGCTGGAACGTCAGCTCGAAGCAGATGGCGGTGAAGCAAAAATGGCGCTGATGTCCGGTCTGGTGTGGCAGGCTTTGTGGAATGATGCAGATTTTAAAAAGGAATTTGTGACACCATATGCAGGGATCTCTGTACCAGTTGCACCAAGCTTCGGTGTAAGCCAGAAACCGACATTGAAAGGTACTTTTGATGGAGTGGAGTTCTGGGTTTACGATGCAACCTACCGTCATAAGGGTAAGGTGAACCGCTTCATTGAGAAAGATTATTTCAGTCTGATCTCGGATACCAATGGTTCAGTGGCCCATTGCAAGATTAAGAACATGACCGCTAATGGCGTGGCTCAGCAGTACTTTGACCGTCAATGGTATTGTGAAGATCCAAGCGGTATTATGCTGATGACTGAATCCGCTCCACTGGTCGTTCCTTCTAACAAAAACGGCGTTGTTGGTGGCCGTGGCTTCATT